TGGGTTACCAGTAGAAGGAATAGAGAAAGTTCCTCATATTGCCGAAGCTTTTGAAAAGTTGCCGAATAACACAGTTATTTTAGGAGAACTCTATTACCCAGGCGAAACCACTGCCGCAGTTAGATCAATAATGGGATGTTTACCACCTAAAGCAATAGCAAGACAAAAAGAGAGAGGAAATATTCATTTTTATATGTTTGATATGTTAATGTATGACGGAAAAGATATGACTGACATGGGCACTCTTGATCGCTTTAACAAATTGTCAGAAGTGGTCAAAGAATTAGATTTGCTTACTGATGAGATCGAATTAGCAGATTGTGTAACTGATAATTTATACAAATTTTTAGTAGATAATTTTGCAAGGGGAGAAGAAGGTTCAATCTTAAAAAAGAAGAATTATCCTTATGTCGAAGGTAAATCACCAGCTTGGAGTTCTATTAAATGGAAAAAACAAGATGACATAGATGTGGTATGTATGGGGTTTGAGGATCCGACCAAGTATTATACTGGGACAGAGTTAGAGAGCTGGCCTTATTGGGAACTTGATGGTAAATTAGTAGAAGGAAGATTGTCACATATTGAAGGTGCTAAAGCAGTAACTAAACCCTATTTCTTTGGTTGGAAAACGTCTATAAAATTTGGTCTCTACAAAAATGGCGAATTAGTGCAAGTTGGAACTGTGTCTTCGGGTATGAATGATAAATTGAGGGAGTCAGCAGCCTTAAATCCTGAAAAATATATAGGCAAAGTATTTAAATGTAGCTATATGGAGTTAACAGAAGATGCTATTAGAGAGCCAGTATTCATAGAATTCAGGGAAGACAAAGCTGCTGAGGAGTGTATATATGAAGAGGTCTTTAAATAGACTTTGTTTGCACATTTTGAAAAATTAGTTTATAATATATATATAAGGTAAAGAAAAGGAGGTGATTATTCAAAAGTAGAAGAATTAAAGCATGGATAAGAATATTATGAAAAGATATTATATGGGAAATTTCTTGACAAAAATCAAAAAATTTGTTATAATATATAAAGTAAAAAAAAAAAAAAAAAAAGGTTGACACTTCCTAAAAAATAGTATATAATATATATACAAAAAAGAAGAAACAAAAACAAAGTTTATTTATAATATTTTTAAGAAATAAGTTGACATTTCTTAAAAAATATTATATAATATAAAAAAGAAAAAATAAAATTAAATGGGAGGAATGTTAAGATGGTAAAGTTAAGTGAAAATGCAAAAGTGGTTATGAGGAGGTTACAAGAATTAGAAGATGCGGACGTCACAGTTCACGATTTAAGTGAAGATATAGGTCTGCCAGTAAATTCAATCACAGGAATTTTTAACTCATTTGTAAAAAAAGGTCTAGGAGAAAGAATTATAGCTGAAGTAGAACTAGAAGACGGTTCACACAAAAAAGTTAAATTCTTGAAACTTACAGACGCAGGTCTAGCTCTGGACGTAGACGCTGTAGAAGAAGATTAGTTACATCAAGATTGCAAGTCAAGGGAGATTTACTAGTTAAATCTCCCTTCTTTTGACCATTTTGAAAAAATATAATATAATATATATATAAGGTAAAAAAATAAAAAAACTAAAAGGAGAGGTTGTTATGAGTAAAAAAGATAAGTTTATAGAAATAGTTGAAAGGTTATTTGCGGAAATGGAAGATGTAGACCAAGATGTATTAGATTATTTTGAAACAATTAAGCAGAAGAAAGCCACAAAAAGAGTGGAAATGACAGACAATGGAAAAACTATTATTAAATACATGCAAGATAACTACGAAGAAGCAGATAATAAATTCTTATCAAAAGATATAGCTGAGGGATTATTCACCTCTTCGAGATCAGTTAGTGGAGCAATGAGAAAGTTAGTTACTGATGGGTATGTTGAAAAAAGTGATGATAGCCCTATTGTTTACAGTTTAACAGATTTAGGGAAAGAATATTTAATTCAATAAAGAATACTACAATTAAATTAAATTAAAAGGAGAGATGTTAATTATGAAAAAAATGATAAATAAATCTCATATAGAAGGTATATTATATGAATCAACACTTGAAGAGAAGGTTTCAAACTCAGCAGATGGAACTAAATATATTTCAGGTAAATTAGCTATTGAGGTAGCTGAAGACAATGTTGTTACAGTGGACATATATGAGAATGAAATAACAAAAGCAGGTAAAAAGAACCAAAAGTATGATAAATTAAAATCTTTGATAGGTGCAAATTCGGTAGTAACCACTGGAAGAGATACAGCAGTTTGTTTAAAGATAGATTCAGCTTTATCATTAAATGATTGGTATCCACCACAAGGAGAATTAGTGTCAACTTTAAGAAACTTCAACGGATTTATTAACTTTATATCTCCAGGAGAAATGAAACCGCAAGCCACATTTCAAGTAGATATGTTAATAACTTCTACCATGGATGATATGGAAAAAGATGAAAATGGAGATTTTGTTCCAAATGGTGCATTAAAGGTAAAAGGTTATATCTTTGATTTTGCTAACAGAATAATGCCAGTCGAATTCTTAGTTGAAAGTGAAGCTGGGGTTAATTACTTCAGAGATTTAGAACCTAACACATTTACAAAAGTTTGGGGAAAGCAAGTTACTCAAACCAAGACTATAAGAAAAGTAGAAGAGTCAGCTTTTGGTGACGATAAAGTAATTGAGTTTACGAACACTAGAAAAAAATTCGTTATTACTGGTGCTAATAAAGAACCTTATATGTTCGGTGAAGAAGGAATTTTAACGGTTCAAGAAGTTCAAGATGCAATAGCAAATAGAAATGTTTATTTGGCAGATAAAAAAGCTCAAAGTGAAAATAAAACGCCTGCCTCAACAGAATCAGTAATTAAGAATCCTTCAACTGCTACATTCACTTTCTAAAACAACATACTCGCAGCGAGTAAACTGTAAATTAGATATTGAAAGGAGAACGTACATGAGTTTATTGGATTTACAACCTCATAAAGTTTCTAGGGATTTGAGAGGTTACAGTGTATTATTTTACGGTGAAGTTAAAAGTGGCAAAACGACTAACGCAAGCAAGTTCCCCAAAGCTCTCATCTTAGCTTTTGAAAAAGGGTACTCTGCACTTCCAGGGGTTTATGCTCAACCTATAAATAGTTGGGGAGAATTCTTAAAGGTTTTAAGGGAACTTAAAGACCCAGCTGTTAAAGAAAAATTTGAAACGATAGTGATAGACACGGCTAAAATAGCTATATAAGTTAGGAGTACAAGACCTGACAGAAGTACGAAACTTATATGGCTTTGGCCTCTTGTGGAAGCGATTCCCAAGATAAACTGTGCGAATTGCTGGGAACCCCTTAGAGCTTGTCTTACCACAACGGAGCTGGAAACGGCAGACGTGATGGTTTGAAAAAAGACAAGATTGGGCAATCAGCAGCCAAGCACCTGTGGCGAAAGCCTGGTGAAGGTTCAACGACTATCCCATTGGTGGTGAAATTCCACAACAGGAGTAGGGCTCAGGTAACTGAGTAGGTGAAAACCCTTTAAATCGAAGCGCACAGCTCTCAGAAATGAGATGATGATATAGTCTAGTCCCTTGTAAATATGCCGAAAGGCAGGGTGTAATCGGATATAGCTTATGAATATGCAGAGCAATATATATGTAATGTTAACGGCGTGTCGGCTATAGGAGAGATCCCTTACGGCCAAGGTCACTCGCAGTTGGCAAAGGAATTTGATAGTAAGTTAAGGCAAATAGTTCAAATGGATTATGGTCTAGTTTTAATATCCCACTCAACAGATAAGACTTTCCAAGCCGAAGATGGAACAGAATATAATATGATTGTTCCTACTTTACCAAATAGAGCAAGGTTAATCGTTTCAAGAATGTGCGATATAATTGGTTACTCAAAACAAGTTGAAACACCTGAAGGTTTGCAAACATTGTTATTTATGAGAGGTACACCTAGATTCGAGGCTGGTTCTAGATTCAAATATACTTCTGATAAAATACCATTCACATATCAAAACTTGGTTGAAGATATAAGACGAGCAATAGATAAACAAGCAGAAGAAGACGGTGAGGAATTCATAACAGATGAAAGAGAAAATTTATATAAGGTTAAAGATCCAGAAGTAGATTTTGACGCCTTGATGAATGAATTTCAAGACATAACAACAAAGATGGTTACAATTGATGCTCCTTACTTTGCACCAAGAATCACTGAAATTGTAGAAAAACACCTTGGTCAAGGAAAGAAAGTAGCAGAAATGACAAGATCTCAGGTCATGGTATTAGAAATAATAGTAGATGAATTAAAGGATTTAGAATCAAAATATTAAGTAAATAAACAATAAAAAACAGAAGAGAGGGTCATCAGTGATGCCTCTCTTTTGCTAATTTTAAAAAAATACAGTATAATATATGAAGAAGGAAAATGTGGAAGGTGATGCAATGGCAGCTAAAAAGCCACAAGTCAAATGCCCGGGCTGTGGATTAAGATTTTATCGAGAAGATGAACCTTACGTTCACATCAAAAATAGATATTGGCATACTGAATGTTACAATCGAGAAGAAAAAGCAAGGAAGCAATCGGAACAAGCTATTAAAGATTTAGAAAACTATATTTGCAAATTGTTTGGCACAGACCATGTTAGTCCAAGGATAAGAAAGCAGATTGCAACAATGATTTCACAATATAATTTTACTCACTCTGGGATTTTGGGGAGTTTGAAATATTGGTTTGAAGTTAAAAATGGATCAATAGAAAAATCAAATGGCGGAATTGGAATAGTGCCTTATATTTATGAGGATGCAAGGAAATATTATGAATCTATCTCCCTTGCGCACCAAGTTAATAAAGAAGTTAAGTCGATAGACACAGAGGAAATTATTGTAAGAATTCCTTCTCCTAAACGAAATGTTAAGCGTTTAAAACTTATTGACTTAGATTATTTGGAAGAGGAGGAAGCATCAGTAAATGATGAAAAGTAATGCGTACCTAGACAAACGAAGCATTATGCAAGTTTTAGGCTGTTTAAAAAATAATCCTAATTTATTAACAAGAACTGACAAATATGAATTTAATGAAGATGACTTTGCAGAAGACTTTTATATATTGATATTCGGTATCTTACAAAATTTAAAAGCACAAGGTTTGAAGAAAATAGATTTATTAGATATAGATAATTATCTCTCCACAAGACCAGGGGCAAAGAAGTTATATGAGGCTAACAGAGGTGCGGAGTATGTGTCAGAGATTTCTAAAATTTCAGACATTTCTAAATTTGATTATTATTATCAAAGGTTAAAGAAAATGACTTTGTTGAGAATGTATGTTAAATATGGAGTGGATATTAGTTGGCTTTATGACCCTAATACTTTAGATATTCAATTAAAACAAAAGCAAGAGGATTGGTTGGACAGCGTTGACAGACAAGCAATTGTAGCAGCGGTGAATAAAAAGTTTAAAGAAATTGAAAGTAAGTATTTAAATTCTATAGGCAGTGATAAAGTGCCTGCTGGGCATAGCATCTTTGAACTAATTGAAAATTTAAAGACAACTCCTGAAGTGGGAATTCCAATGTTTGGGCCGTTGATTAACACTATTACTCGAGGAGCGAGATTAAAGAAGTTTTATTTGAGGTCAGCTCCCACAGGTACAGGCAAAAGTCGTATGATGATCGCCGATGCTTGCAACTTTGCTTGTGCTGAAATTTATGATATATACGAAAAAAAGTGGATACCCAATGGGAATCCTGAACCTACGCTATACATAACAACCGAACAAGAGTTAGACGAGATTCAAACGATGATGTTAGCCTTTGTTTCTGGAGTAGATGAAGACCGCATATTGACTGGCAGATACCTGGCAGGAGAAGAAGATAGAGTTAAATATGCCGCGGGAGTAATAAAGAAAAGCCCTTTATGGATAGAAGAGATGCACGACTTTTCTCTTGATGATATTGAGAATAAGATTCGTTCTTATGTAATAGATGAGAATGTTAAATATGTAGTATTTGATTATATTCATACTTCATTAAAAATAATGGAAGAGATTTCAAGAAAAACTGGTGGGATAAGACTTAGAGAAGACCAAATATTATATATGTTGGCTATAAGATTAAAAGATATAGCAAATGAGTTGGGAGTGTTTATATTATCTGGTACACAATTAAATGCAGATTGGGAAAATTCAAAGAATGGGAATCAGAATTTGATAAGAGGATCAAAAGCTATAGCGGATAAAATAGACCTTGGTGTTATTGTTTTACCAGTAACTGATGATGACCTAAAAGCATTGCAGCCCTTATTATCATCAGGGGCAATAGCCACTCCTAATTTGGTATATCATATTTACAAAAATAGAAGAAGTCAGCATACCAATGTAAAGCTGTGGTGCTCGGCAAATATGAGTATTTGCAGGGTGACACCTATTTTCTTAACTGATAATAATTACAAGGTAATACCATTGGAAAATTATAAGATAATAGTAGAAGACGATGATACATTTGAAGTTAAGTAAAAGGGAGTGTTAACTTTATTATTTTAAAGGAGGAGTCTTTGATGACACTGTGTAAACAATGCGCCAATAAGGAAATTTGTAAATACACAAAACAATCATGTATAATTGAAATAGAATATCCTATTAAGTGTAAATATTTCAAAAATATAGTTTCAAGAACGGATGGAATGTAAATGGCTTTTTATGATAAAGAGAAAATTAAAAAAGCTTTAAGCATGAATGACATATTTAAGCTAGTCGACTTTCTAGGTGGAGAACCAGTTTATACAAACTTTGGGTTTATAGCTAAAACTATATGTCACAACGGCCCGGGAAGAGGTTCTGAAAAATTATACTTCTATGAAAACACTGGCTTAATGCATTGTTATACAAATTGTGGAACTATGGATATATTTGATTTTGTATCTAAAATTAAATCCATTGAGCTAGGTAGAAATATTACTTTTTATGAATCTATGGATTTTATAGTTAAATTTTTTAACCTTGATGGTGTTGAAGGCGATAAATCAAAATTAGGAATTTCCACAAAAGACGATTTACAAATACTAGCAAACTACAAAACTTTAATGAGTGAAAAGGAAGATTTAAAAATTGAATACAAAATTTATCAAAGTGAAGTATTAGACAGGTTGGCTTTTATCCCACCAGCTTCATGGCTGCAAGAAGGGATCGGGATAGAGACCATGAAAAAATATGGTATTAAGTATTATGGTACAGAACATAAAATTGTGATTCCACATTTCAACATCCAAGGAGATCTAATTGGAATTAGAGGTCGTGCAATGGTTCAAAAAGATGTTGAGATGTTTGGTAAATATATGCCAATTAAAATAGGTAATATAATGTATTCACATCCTTTATCTCAAAATCTGTATGGACTAAACTTCAATTTGGAAAATATTAATAAGCTTGGGAAAACTATTATCTTTGAGGGGGAAAAGAGTGTTCTTCACTACGAATCAATGTTCGGAGCTGGTAACAATATATCAGTGGCCACTTGTGGAAGATCATTGTCTTTAACTCAACAAGAGATAATAAAGAAATTTTGTAAAGTAGATGAAGTTATAATTGCTTATGACAAAGAGTTTGAGGAAATAGGAGATAAGAATTTTTACAAGAATGTTGAATTTCTAAAAAGACTCGCAAGTAGAATGAATAATTTTGCGAAGGTGTCAGTACTATTTGATAAAGATAAAGAACCAAAATTAAAATATAAAGATGCACCAATAGATCAAGGTAAAGAGGTATTTGAATACTTATACAATAACAGAATATTTTTGTAGAGGAGAATGATGAAATATGCGAGTAAATTTAATAAATGAAATTAATCCAAACTATACCGCCACAGAGCAAATATTAACTAATCGAGGAATACCTTATGATAAAATAAATGCCTATTTAAATACAACTGATGCAGATATAAACAGTTTTCTTGATTTAAATAATATAGAAGCCGCAGTAAAAATGTTGTTTAAACATCTAAAGAATAATAGTAGAATATTAATACAAGTAGACAGTGATGTGGACGGGTTCACTTCGGCAGCTCTATTGTATAACTACCTAAGAGCCAACTATCCCAATGCGAGAATAAATTATCAAGTACATGATCAAAAGCGCCATGGTTTGGATATGGTAGACAGTATTTATCAAAATAAATATGATTTAATTATAGTACCAGACGCTGGGAGTAATGAATATGAGAAACATAAAGAACTAAAAGATTTAAACATAGATTGTTTAGTATTAGACCATCACGATGCTCCTTATGAGAGTGAGTTTGCTCTTGTTGTAAATAATCAATTATCAGAAAGATATGAGAATAAAGATTTGTCAGGTGTTGGTATTGTATGGCAATTATGTCGAGCTATGGATCATTTTTCTATCGAAAAACCAAATAGACCTGCAGATAGTTATTTAGACCTGGTTGCACTAGGCTTGGATTAAAAACTGAGCTAACACATCTTTTCCGGTTTACCACCGGGGTCTTATATATAATAAGGCTAACGGGGAACCCTAAGTTCTTCGGAATATGGGAATCCCGTGGGAAGTATTTTACGCTCTCTTGATTAGAGGTGATGATATGCGAATCCAATTAAAAGATCTACAACCTAATGTTTCAGGCATTTATAAAATTACTTTTCCAAATGGGAAAATATATATAGGAATGAGTAATGATATTAAGAGAAGAATGTCTGAGCACAACTCTCCTTCTGAAAATTCTACTGTTTGTGATAAAGCGATTAACAAATATGGTAAAATAACAGAAATAGAAATTTTGGAAATAGTCTCTGACTTAAGCGAATTAGAAGAAAAAGAGCAATTCTGGATAGCCTATTTTAATTCAACAAACAGAGAAATAGGATATAATATTTCTGCAGGCGGGGTTGGTGCCAGCAGTGGAGAAAATAACCATAAAGCTGTTTTTACTAACGAAGAGGTCTTGGATATTAGAAGAAGACGATTTGAAGGAGAAAGAAAAGTGGATGTTTACAATGACTATTCTGATAGATCATTCTCAAGTTTTGAAGGTGTTTGGTTAGGAAGAGGTTATGTTGATATAGGAAAAGAATATTTTATAAAGCCTAATTCTATATCTCGACAAGAATATTCTTCAAAAGCTAACTCTGGAGAAAAAAACAATAAAGCAAAACTAACAGAAATTGATGTTGTAAACATTAGAAAACAATATGACAGTGGAATGTCAGAATTAGAAATAAGCAAAGGCTATCCATTTGTCACACTAAAAACAATTAGACAAGTCTGTAGAAGGGAAACTTGGAAGAGCGTAAAATAAACCTGTATCGACTATCCCTTAGGCTGAAATGCTGGGGAGTACAGACACTATTGGTACGTGTCCTGGTTTTAGGAAACGAAGCCAGTGAGAATGGAAAAGGATGTGGCTACAATTATTGTAGTTAAGAGATAGTCAGCGCCACTAGAAATAGTGGATATCGCGAGTTGCTGACATGGTCGATGTTAGGTCTTTTGAAACTAGGAGACTAATAGATAAAGGATTAGAGATAATAAATAATCCACACGCCAAGAGTAAGAACATATTTTTAGCAGAAATCGTTGAAAAGCAATCTTATTCGTTAGGGCCGGAAGTTACTCCGACTGGAATAGCATTTTATATTGCCCCATTAATTAACGCAGTTGTTAGAGTTGGAACTCACGAAGAGAGAATTTTTATTTTTGAATGCTTTTTAGATGAAATTGCTAATGAATTACTACCTTCAACTAAAAGAGGCTCTAAACCGGGAGATACTGAAACAAGAGTAGAGCAAGGAGTTAGAGTAGCTGTCAATATTAGAAATAGACAAAAAAGAGAACAGGACAAAGCTGCTAAAATATTTGAACAATATATAAATCAAGAATATTTAGATAATAATAGTTTAATAGTTTTAGATACTGGCGGGACAGTTGCAAAAGACTTAAATGGTTTAATAGCGAACCAAATGCAAGCCAAATACAAAAGACCGACTCTAGTAGTTTCCGAAGTGGATGGTTACATTGAAGGATCTGCAAGAGGCTATGAATCAAATATAATGAAGGATTTTAAAAGCTATGTTATTAATAGCGGTTTGGCAGAGTTCGCAGAAGGACACTCCAATGCCTTTGGAGTTAGATTCACAAAAGAGAATTTCAAGAAATTCATAGAACTTTCTAATAATGATTTAGACTATGGTGATGCGCATAAAGAGTATGATGTTGATTTTATCATAGACTATGAAGATTTAGACTCAGACATGATTTTAGAAATAGCTAAATTGGAAAAGTTTTGGGGAACAGGTTTGCAAGAACCTTTTATAATGTTTAAGAATATTGTTATAGATAGGACTAAAAAATTCTTAATGAAAGGAAATACATTAAAACTAATGGCCAAAGACATACCTTGTATTAAATTTAGAGCACCTGAAGGAGCTTTTGAAGAACTGGCGCCTAACGAATACATAAACAGCATTGTAGATATCGTTGGCAAACCAAACCTAAATGTGTTTAATGGTCAAATAAATGCACAGATATTCATTGAAGATTATGAGATAGTGGGTACCAAAGTTAATTTTTAGCGAAAGAAAAAGGGGAGATAAAATGATTACATTAACTAAAAAACAAAGTGATGCTATAAAAATAATGTCTACTAAATTTCGTAATAAAGACCCTATAACTGTTATAGCAGGGTACGCGGGCGCGGGCAAAAGTTCGCTAATAAATTATTTCATAGAGAACAATGATTTAATGGACAGAACTCGATTCGTAACATTTACAGGGAAAGCTTCCTTGGTTCTTCGAAATAAGGGGCTTCCCGCCACCACTATCCACAAATTGATATATGATGTCTTTAAGAACAGAAGAACTGGTAAATTCTATTTTAGAAAGAAAGCAACTTTACATCCATCAATCAAGTTGATAGTAGTAGATGAGGTCTCAATGGTGCCAGCCAATTTGTTAAGAGATTTAATGAGTTTTGAAATCCCCATAATTGCACTTGGTGACCCAGGTCAGCTTGAGCCAATAGGGGAAGATAACGGACTTCTTAAAAAACCAGACTTCTTCTTGGATGAAATTCATAGACAAGCAAAGGACAATAGTATTATTAGACTCTCGATGATGGTGCGACAAGGAAAACCTTTGCCACTGATATCTAATGACCCAAATGTAAAAGTTGTAGAAAGAAAAGATGTAAGTATCCCAATGCTGCAATGGGCAGACCAAATACTATGTGGAAAGAATACAACTCGCAGAAGTATTAATGCTGAAATGCGTGAGAGTATGGGTTATAAAGGTATTTATCCAAACAAAGGGGAGAAAGTTATCTGTCTTAGAAATTATTGGGAGACATTAAATAAAGATGGCGATCCACTAATAAATGGAACAATAGGAACAGTCACTGATGTTATAAAACCAAAATATGAAGATAGTAAAAACATTTTAATGGAAAAAGTTAATTTGAGTGTTTCAGCTGATTACACACCAACTCCTTGGGAAATGGTTCAAATCGACTCAAATATATTCAAAGGCTTCGCACCTTTTGCTCGACAAAAGCCTGGTAGCAGTAGAATCTTTCATGAGTTTGACTACGGATACGCCATAACTACTCACAAGGCTCAAGGATCAGAATTCGATAAAGTATTAGTGTTTGAAGAAAGGTTAGCTGGAGGTGATCATACGCGATGGCTGTATACCGCTATAACCCGAGCAGTTAAACAGATTGTTATAGTAAAAGTGTAAAGGAGGAGTAAAACAATGAAAAAAATGGAATTTAGAAACGGCTCTATCTTAGAAATTATAAGTAATAGCAACTCTGTGAGAGGCCGAAGAGCAAAAGAGATAATAATTTACGACCCAAAAGAGGTTATAGATAGTTTTACAGGAGAGAATTACTTTTTATCAAACTCTAGTCATTCGAAGATTAGAATGAATGGATTAATATTTAACAACGGTGAAGCAGCTTTTCAATCTCACAAAGACCCAAGTAGAGCCGCTGAGTTTGTTGGACTTACCCCTTCTGCTGCCAGGAGACTAGGTAGAAGTGTTAAACTAAGAGAAGACTGGGAAGAAGTAAAAGATCATATCATGTATCAAGTTACAGTAGCAAAGTTTTCACAAAACTTGCATCTAAAGAAAAAGTTACTTGCGACTGGTGATAAAGATCTTGTTGCAGGCAACGATTGGAACGATAAATATTGGGGTGTATGCAATGGAGAAGGTAAAAATATGCTTGGTAGGATTCTAATGTTAACTCGTGAATACTTAAAACACAAAGATAATATAGATAGATTAACAGCAGACCAAAAAAGTATGCCTGAGTACAAAATTATAAAAGAAAATTTGACAGACAGGTGATTAAAAAGTCTAGTGAATTAACTCCAGTAAAAAGATGTTACTGCTTGAACATTTTAAAAAAATATAGTATAATATATTATAAGATAAAAGAATAAAATTCATATGATTTGCCGCAATACATTGTTAGATCCTTATAGAGCTTACAGGGGGAATGCAAATGGGTTATTTTAGTATGCATAACCACTCAGAATATAGCAATGTTCGCTTGCTTGACTCAACAAATAAGATTAGTGCTTTATTTCAAAGGGCTTTGGACATAGGGCTGACTGGTTTTGCATTAACAGACCACGAAATACTAAGTGGATCTGTGAAAATGATTCAAACATATAAGAAATTACTAAAAGAAGGTAAAATTAAAGAAGATTTTAAAATAGCTATCGGAAATGAAATTTATTTAATTGATGACATTGAAGACTATAAAGAAAATTATACAAAAGAAACTCATCCGTATTATCACTTTCTTTTGATTGCAAAAGACGAAATAGGCTTTCAAGCATTAAAAGAATTATCATCTACTGCTTGGTCTAACTCTTTTATTCAAAGAGGTATGCAAAGAGTGCCACTTTCCAAGTCGCAGTTAACACAGATTATGAAAAAATATAAAGGTCACCTAATAGCATCAACGGCTTGTCTGGGTGGAGAATTGCCGCAGCAGTTGTTGAAGTTAAGGAAACTTAGAGCTAAAGAAGATATAATGAGAGAGGCTCAAAAGAAACAAGAGATTATCGACTTCATTCTTTACTGCCAAGAAACTTTTGGTAAAGATAATTTTTTCTTTGAAGTGCAACCTAATAAGAGCGATGAACAAGTTTATGTTAATCAAATGATTCGAGTGCTGGCGGAACAAACCAATATTAAAATCGTTTACACGACAGACAGTCACTATCTTTCAAGTGAAGAACGAACGGTTCATAAGGCTTTCCTAAATGCAATGGATGGTGAAAGGGAGGTTGATGACTTTTATTCAACTGCATATATGATGGATAAGGAAGAGGTGTACAGTTTTTTTAAGGACTACGTATCAAGAGAGGAATTTGAACAATGGACTGACAACACAAATTATGTTCGTGACCAAATTAAAATATATGATGTTTATCAACCTCAAGAAATTCCTAAAATTGAAGTGGCGGACTTTGAAAAAAGACCTCCAACTGCATTAGAAGCACCTTATAAACATCTTGTAAAAATGATGACTGAAGGTTGCAGACAAGATAGATACTGGGTTAACACTTGTATAAATGCTTTAAAAGAAAAGAACTTATATAATGAATTATATTTAAAAAGATTAGACGATGAAGCCAAAGAATTATTGGAGATATCTAAAAACTTAAATATAACGATGACACAATATTACAATACAATGCAGAAAATTATTGAAATTATTTGGGACAAAGGTAATAGTCTAGTCGGGCCTGCTAGAGGATCTGCCACTGGTTTTCTAAGTTGTTACTTGCTGGGTATAACACAAGTAGACCCAGTAGTTAATAACCTGCCGCATTGGAGACACCTCAGTGCAACACGTCCAGAGTTGCCCGATATAGACATAGATACAGAGCAAAACAAAAGAAATAGAATTTTACATGCTATAAAAGAATTTTTTAACGTTGATGTTCCTGAGATGCAGAAACACTTATCAGAGCATTGGAATGTATTAAATATCGCAACGTTCGGCACGGAAGGGTCTCGTTCGGCAGTATTAACCTCTTGTAGAGGATATACCTCAGAAGAATATCCTGAAGGCATAGACAGTGAAATCGCACAATATTTGACAGCTATGATACCAAGCGAAAGAGGACAGACTAGAAGTTTAAAAGATTGTATCTATGGAAATCCTGAGAAAGGCTTAAAACCAATAGCGGAATTCAATAGAGAAATCGCCAAATACCCAGGTCTTAAAGAAATTATGTTGTCAATAGAAGGTCTAGTTAATAAGGTTTCAATCCATGCATCAGGTGTCTACATTTATAACGATGGTTTTCTAAAACATAATGCAATGATGAAGACCCGTAGAGGAACTGCCATAACTCAATTTGATATGGAAGATTCAGATTACATGGGTTCATTGAAATATGACTTCTTAACAATAGAGGCTTTAGATAAAATTAGAGTGGCTATAGATTTGTTGATTGAAGATGGCTTTATGGAAGAGCAAGAGACACTTAAATTAACTTATGATAAGTATTTGCACCCTGACGTATTAGATTATGAAAATGAAGAATTGTGGAAAACCTTTGGTACAAACGAAGTCGTTAATCTCTTTCAGTGAGAATCACGCTGAATTAAAAATTCTCTAATTGCGGGGAACTCTCGTTAGGCTCTAACTACTAAGCTATTATAGCGATATAATAGTGGCAAACAGTAATGTGTTTGGTATAGTAACAAGGTTAGAGATAGAGACAATCCGCAGCTAAGACTGCTAACTCAAACAAGAAGAA